CGGCAGCACTCTGCGCTGGCGTAGCATGCTGATGCAGTGGCTTTGCCGTAAAGGATTTGATGTGGTTCTCTTCCTTGCCTCGAAAATCGTTCATCCGTCGACCTACCGAAACCTGCATGCGGCGACCAAGAATCGCATCGGTAGAGGTTGCTGCTGGCGCATTGCAAGCCTTGCAGATGCTTGATAGCCGATCTCGAGCAATTGTTCGAGCTTGGTCCGATGAGTTCCAAAGGTTAAGCGTTTCCCAAAGGAGTCGTTCCTTGTACTGCCCTTCAAGAACCTGAAAAGTGATCTCGATTGCTCGATCCCCCTTCTTCGTCGTCTTCTCTTTAGCCTCGAGCACGATCACATCGTACTTGCCTTCCGGCAGCACATCATACGACCTGCTTTCATCGGAACCGTAATCTGCCACGTTGAAATCAAAACTTGTCATTTGCGTATCCTCCGCTTAATTACTTAGAAATTTCTGGCTTTTGAATGAACCCGTAAAAACTTTCAATGCTCATCGGCAACTCGTCTGGCATACCAAGGCGATTCTTTGCCTCGATTGCTTGCGTGTTGTTGCAAATGATAATTCGCTCGCCAGCAACGGCCACCGTTCGCTTGCCGTCATCGGCCTTCCTGCTGACTCGACGATGTTTGCAAAATAGCACTTCGTCACACCACTCCATTACGCACGAGGAACCGTTTCGGTGCAACGCTGGTCTGTAGTAGTTGTACCCGTCGCCTTCGGGATCTGCGAACTTGTCGACTGTCTCATGGCATGTCAGAATGATGTTTCTGCCCTGATTCCATAAAAACCCAAGTCCGTTTAACACTTCCTTCCATAGTTTCTCCAAGCTCTGGTATCCCTTGCCAAACCCGATGTCCTCGATAGTTGCCTTGCCAGCTCGATGTGCCACCTCGGACATAAGTAACTTTTCAAGCCAGTCCACCGTATCAACGACAATTGTCGCATACTCGGTTGTTGGCAGGTCGGCGACCACATAGCCCATAAACTCGGTCAGTGACTCGATGCGATCGGTGTGATCGCAATCAAGATCCCGAATCCCGTCCTCGAGATTTAAAAATATCGGGCTTGGGAACTGGCTTGCCAATGTCGACTTGCCGACTCCCGGCTCGCCGTAGATCAGGATCCTTCGAGACTTTGCTTGCTTTCCTTTGTTTACTTTCACTTTGCTTTACCTTTTCTACTTTCACTTCTAAACAACCACCAGAAACAATTCCCATCCTGGTGACCAATAAAACGTCGATCTGGCTATCGTCTTGATAGACACCTGCTTTTGCGAGGGCATCGAGCGTTGCTTTGCACACATTATCGATGTCTCGCTTTCTTCGGTCGGGAGGATAAACCTCAATTTCAACCCGAAGCCTACCAACCTGCGCAGTGACTGCGCCTACTGTCGACTTCACCTCCTTTAAAAACTTTCTGCCTCGTTCAGAAATCACCATGGTGTTCCTGAACTTTCGATAATACTGATTTACGCTCGGTGGATACGGCAATCGAAGTTCGATCATCGAATCACAACCCAGCCTAACCCAGAGACCCACTCGCTGACCGAAGCGATAAACCACTTTGGGTGCAACTGGACATCTTCCCAGCGGTTAACGATTTCACGCCCGTCATTCCATTCAATCAAAAACTTCATGTTTACTCGATCCTTTGCAATCCATGCATCAAAAATTTCATCGTAACGTGTCATTTGAAAATCAGTGATTGGCCTTTTGCAGCATATCGACAACAAGCATGCCGTCTTCAGTTGCCATCCATTCTTCGCTTGTAAAGCGTCTCGCGATTCCATTGACGCACACGTTGGCAAGATTGCTTGGTAACGTAAACACTACTCGCAACTTCTTTCCAGTGTTTCCGCTTACAGAAAGCACGTTTCCGCAATGATTGTTTCTTTCTAACCCAATCAACTTATCCTGATGATCAAACTGTATTTGCACTCGATCGGCTTTTTTCCATCGCAATTTTTTCAATGCTTTATCATCGAGATAAATGCAAATGCGTCCCTCCTTGTCCTTGCTAATCATCACTTCGTAATTTGAACCAACACCAGATCTTTTCGATTTCCAAGTTTCCCAAGCCATTTCGATACCCCTTGAAATGTGAACAAACAAACAACAAAAAACACTAATCAATCAGTTTACTCGATCCATTCTTCATCGTCCTCCAGAATGCGTTTCCTGATGACTCGTTCGCCAGAATTGCACCGCATTACTTTGCTAATTTTCTTATCGACATCATCAGCGTAGTTGTTGATGATTTTTTGCTTTGCAGCAATCGTTTCTTCCAGGTCTTTAACCCGTTGCTTGAGACCTGCAATGACTTGGAACAGTTCGTTGTAAATCGCGAGTTCGCGATCATTCAATTTCGTCGTGTCCAAGATAGTCTCCAAAAAGTATCTCGATCAACTCGTCAACCGTTGCAACGGCGTTGACGGTCGACATTTGAAGCGTAAGTATTGCCGCAGCAATCAACTGAGCATCATTGCTTACGGCTTGGTCCTTCGGAATTGATTCACTTAGCTTTATCACTATGCTTTCTGCTTTCTCTGAATTTTTTTGCGTCTCGCTCGCTGATGATTTTCCACATCATGCACCAACCATGATCAAGTTCGCTGGCGTGCCAATCCATAACACGCTCAAGCATTTCTCCGTGACTGACTGATTCATCAAACTCTTCGACTCGCTCAAACGACGAAAAAATTACGTCCTTTGTTTTCTTGATCTTGATCGACCGAGTCATGCGAATCAAAACGTAGAACACTTTAGGGCCAGATTGCATGAGAGTTCATCTCCATGATTTCATCGGTTCCTGTTGGCTCAATTGCTCGCCAGGACACATCCCAACCTTGATCGCGCATCTCTGCGTACTCAAGGCTAAGTTCCTGGTCGCAGTCACAGCGCGCCATTTTACCACTGAACCTGCGGAACTCCATCACGTTGGTAGTTCCCGATTCTTCGATCAGTTTCATTGTCACCCAAAAGCACCACGACATTATTCGGCACCTCCAGAAATCTGAGCTTTGATCTCGTCCATCACCGACTGATCTGGATGCGCCAATTCACCTGCGGCTTGCATCATGTACACCGAGATCAACTCACCGGCACCGAAACCAAGAGCGGACAGTGCAGCAGTGAGATCGCGAATCGAGCAGTTCGTAGCTCGAATGACGTTGCATGCAGTGATCACTGCCATGCCAGACGCAATCGCGCCTTCGTTTTCAAACAGTTCTTCAGAGTTGCTTTCAGCTACCATCATGATTCCCCAATAAGACATAAACTAAAACTTACCTGCGACTGACGATCAATCGCACGGATAAAAATCTAGAGTCGTTTTCGGTCGGAATCAAGACCACCTGAAGAAAAAATCCAAAATTCGATTATCAGCCAATTATCAGAGAATTATCAGCGAGTTCTTTTCGCCAGTGTTTTCGTTGGGATTTGCGTCTGCGAACTTATCCAGAAATTATTTTTTCGTAGACGTGATAGCACTGCAAATGGGCCTGAGCCCACTGTGATCCGTGAGCGTGGGTTTCTTCCCACTCAAGGAACGAGATCGCGTGTGCGAACTCATGCACCAGCGTATCGAGCTGGACCTGCTCGTTCTTCTTGGCGTTGATGCGAATCAAGAAGTGATCTGATTTGCGACGACAATCTCCGCACAACGAATCAGGCAGACTCAATCTGCGCACCGAAACGCAGATTGTTGGATTCGACTTTTTCAGGGCATCTCGCAATGCCTGAAACATCACTTAGCACGCCTCGTCTCGTAGTAAAGGACTCTCCTTGCCCCGTCCCACTTGAAACTTAGCCAGTGCGATCCTAGGGCCTTAGGGCCGAGCATTTTTTCAACTTCCCAACCGCCATGGCCGTCACCCCATGCGTCTTTGTAGCCGGGTGGGCGGATGTGCAGTTGCTCATCGTGATAAACCACGCCTTTGGAGCTGATACGTTGCCGAGGAATGGTTAGGGACCATTCGTCATGCGTGTGTCCAGTCACAACAATGTCAGCGTCTGGCGTGAATACCGCAATCCGGTTGGTTTGAATTGTGCCTCTAGTCACCGGCCCACCACCACCAGTCCCATGGTAGTGATACAAGATTATGCTTTTCTGGATTGTCTTAGCTAGGTTAAAACGAAAGATCACCCAGCCACCGTAGCCACTCGCCTCTACCTTGGATCCGTATTGTCTCATCCTCGCTGCAAGTCGATCTGTCAGATCAGTTTCGTGCCTGTTGGTTATCGCGGTCTCATGGTTGCCTTTGCCTAGGACCGCAAACTGATCCTTGTAGGGTTCGTAAAACTGTGCAGCGGTTTCGACGAGAAGATCGAAGTAGTTGTTGCCGCGATGCTCTGGCCGAAGCGAGTTTTTATCGGCTCGTTTGTCCCATTTGCCCTGCATTGCGCAGTGCAAATCGCCATTGTCGATAATGATTGCGTTCGTCTCTTTGGCTTGATCGAGGTGCTTCTTTTCTAGCCTCTGGTCGCATTTTGGATTGTCGTGATGCACGTCGGATCGAAGCAAAACATCCTGACTCCATTGGTTGTTCTTCTTCATGTCAACGATTATTTCGATGACATTAGTGTCCAGCTTTTTGATCTTCCACTGACCCATTACAGAAATCCTTTATGATAGATCTTGCGGTCTGAAGCTTTGTTTTGCAAGTCGCTAGGTGGATGATGTGTGCGTCGTCAATTCCGTCCCAGAAGTTCCTGAAATAAAACTGCCAGTTGAATCGCGAGTCGAGCAGCTCGTAGCCGTACTTGATCGCCTGCTGTTCGACGACGATCTGCTCGGCACAGTGGCTCGTCAGAATGTTTTCTGGCGGTTCGGTCCAAACAGACGATGCCGATTTTCGCGTGTAGACAACGCCAGAGTTTAGGCAGGTGTCGCTGTTGTCGTACTCAATTCCAATCGCTGTGCAAACTTGCTTTCGTTCGGATCGCAGCCAATCGAGGCTCTGGAGGTACGGTGCATCGTCATGGATCATGAGATCGCAATCTTGGCCGAAAAGCGATGGACAGGACTCCCTGATGATGCAGTCGGCATCGGCAAAAAGCACTTCCTCGTATTGCTCGACAAAATGCCGCGTGCGGAACTTTTCAAGTCCCCACCAGGATTTCGTAGCGTTCGTGAGTGCGATGTAATCCGCTCGGCAGCGGTCAGCGTAGGCCTTGATCGTTGGTCCGGTGATCTCAAGAAGATCGAGATATTCGCGACCAGTGGCGACAGTGACGACAGCCTTGGTTTTAGCGGACCAAGGTCTAACGTTTCGCCAGAGTGTGAGTGCCTCGCCGAGCGTCAGTTCAGCCTTGCCAAGCTTTCGATTAACTGCGTTGTGAATGCGTACCGTCCAATGGAAGAACGCCATTGGACTGGCAAAATCTGGCGGGTCAATGGCTTTTAGTTGTGAGTATCCTTCGCGACATTTGCACGAAAAATCTGGAATGCTCACCTCCCACCGACGCAACGCTCTTTCCGAGGGATCGGTGATTTTATGTAGCTCATTCCATGCGTTCTTGATTTCGGTTATTGTGTGCGTGACTGTCCTAGTTCTCGACAAAATATCAATTCTGCCAAATCCTCGTGCGATATCGTCTAGTGTTTGCTGTCGCCAGTCCATTTATGTATTCAACGTAAGAGTTACTGTTGGCACGGTAATGCAAATCGATTCGTCGTAGTTCGTAATGGTTTTGTCGCAAATCAAGCTGTCAACTGTTTGCAGGCACAGTGCATCCAAATCTAGGTCTGGGCATGGAAATTGTGTTGTTGGACCTCCGCCGATTGGAACGATATCACACAGAGTCACAACGTCAGGATCGTTGCCGCAGTTTATAGAGCAATCATTTTGCGTGACGATGGCGTTGCAATCACAATTGTCTAAAAGGTTTGTGTAGTATCCTGTCGATGCAGGAGCATCTGGAGGTTGTATGGTTTGCCCAGTTGCGTTGGCGTTTCCCTGGCACAAAAGAGTAGAATCCGTAACTTCTCTACAATTAGAAAATGTACGGACAGCGTAATCGAGACTTTCGTAGTCAACGATTTGGTAGCACGTGCTGACATTGTCTGCGAAATTCTGTCCCCAATCCAAGCAAAACGATGTCGCTGCTGCACACTTCGCAGATTCAACGGTGCATCCATCTGGCCCAGTGTCTGCATTGGTAATTGAAATGCTTCCAGTTGGTTTTGCGTCAAAAGTCTTGAACCTTTGCAAAACCACTGAGTAGCTTCTACTAACGGCAGGCTCGGTGTCGACAGCTGCCGTGCAAGTGTCAGAACCAGGATTGATGGTGTCGCTGTACGTAGTGGTCACAGAACAAGAACCGGAACGGTAAAGCCCAGTGCATGTGGTGTTTACCGCAAGCTCTGGAGTTGCGACATCTGAAAGGATTATTCCATCAAGAACATCGTAATAGTAAAGCACTGTCACGACCCATTTACAAACAGGATCTGATTCGCCGCACTTAATGCTCTCCTTGGATATTTTGACGCCTATTCCTGTCAGGGTGTAGCGTGCGTAATAATAGTACCGAATCGTCTGCGTGACGTCGCATTCGATTTGCTGTGCTGGAACGCAATCGCAGCTTGATCCGTTGTAGGACGCTTTTGCATAGTACTTAGTAAGGTCGTAAGAAATAGACCAAACGCCTTTTGCCCAGAGTTTGCATTGATAGGACGGACTTTGGCAACCGACGTCAAATGTTCCAACAAGGCAGCAGTTGGATTTAGTCAACGATATTGAGGTGTCGCCTGGCGTGTAGCAAGTTTGCGTTGGCGATGTCAAATTTACTGTGGTGTACTCGGACTCTTCAAGTCCGCCGCATGGTGTGCATCCACAACAACACTTGAATGGCATTTAGCAGACCTCCACGGCGAGCCATTTATCGCCAACTCTAAAACACAGCACGTAGGCATTGGATGCGATCGCAGAGCCTGGATTAAACACGGTTAATGAGCTGGTCGTTCCTCCCATATTGGAAAGTGTCATGGTGGATGTCGCTCCAGCAGAACCTATTTTTTTGAGTGTCACGGTGCCTGTGCCAAGCGTAGTTCCGCTGCGAGCCGTAATGGTTCCACTGGCAACTCCAAGACGCGTATCGAATGGTATCGTGTCCCAGGATTGACCGTTGCCGCCTGCGGTGGATTCTTTGCCGATCGTCTTCAGCAGCTCGGCGGAATCGCCTTTGTTGAACGCATAAAGTGTTTCGCCCTCTTCGGCCATCAATTAGCTCCTGATAAAGTCGGCGAACTCAATCTCTTTTTTGATGCGAAACGTAATCTCATACGGTGCTGTTCCAGCGGCTACTTGGTTTCCGCTGCCGTCCAGGTTTCCGATAATAGGTATTCCGTTCACGTCAACGCATCTCTGACCGGCAAGCGTTACTGGTCCGACGTCAAGCATGGTCACGTCATGCGTGTCTGGATCGTAGGTGCATTTGTAAGAAATCCTCCACGCTTGAAATCCGCCAAAGTAGCCAAGTTCGGCACCGGACAACTCAAGCAGCAGAGTTCGAGCCGATCGTCCAGCAAACGTGGTTTTGTTCACCGTATCGTTGCGATCCATTAACGTCTTGAGGTCTTGTGCTGGGTTCTCGAACTGCACAAATGAAAACTGAGCAAGCGTTTTGGTTTCGGTCAGCGGTGTTTCAAACGGTGTCTCAGCACTGTTGGAAATGGTTTTTGCAGTCGGTGTCGTTCGGTCCTTGGTAACAACACGCTCTTTGGTCGTGAACGAATCTACCTTGAACACAGGCACCCAGCTCGTTGGATTGTCGCTGGGGTTATTGGGATCTTGTTTCTGGTCTTCTTTGTTACTCTCAAACTCGCACACTACGTCCCAGTAAAGCGGATTGACCTCCGATCGCGTGCAGGATTTGCTGGTGCAAACCAATTGGTATGGACCGTACAGCAAGCCGACAATCGGTAGTCCTGGAGTTTGGAGAAGCACCTCTTCGCGGGTAACTGACTTTGAGTCGGTAACGACCAAGAACGTGACGCTGGATGTAAATACCAGCGTGTTATTTGATCCCTGTTTGACCGACCCAGAACCGCCACGTTTCTCGCCGACAATTTCGCTGGGCATGTTAGTTCCTTCCTGCCATCGCTAGGCGTGGTGCGTTGGTGTTTTGCTCCGCGATCTTGCGGAGTTCTTTTAACTGGTCCTCGGCAAGCTTCTTGGCCTCGGCAGCTTGCTTTGATTTCTCGTTTTGCTGTGCAATGAATTTGTAGGCTTCGACTGAGCCAGCTCGTAGAGCAGGTGCTATAGTGGATGCTAGGCCGCCAGATGCGTTCTGGACGAACCCAGCGGCAAGGCTGACGCCTGCTTGGTTCATAAGCGTATCGTCGATGAATCCGCCTTGGCGAAGGTTGAACAGCTTTTCCATCTCGCTACGCATGCGATCTTGTGGATTAAACCTGTTGAACAAGCTGTCAGCGTCACTCTGCGATTGCTTGAAAGCCTTTTCGCTTTCTGCTGCTTTTTCTTTTTCCTCTCGAAGTGCTTGGACTGTGTCTCGAAACTTGTTGTAACGCTCAATATCGGCATCGGTGTAGCCTGCGGCTCGCTGCTGTGCTTCGATGGCTCCCTCCTGCCCCAATGTCAAAAGGTCGTATTCTTCGCGTAGCTTTTGAAGTTCGCTGGTTTGCGTCTTGTTTAGATCGCTTTGCTTGGCAAATTCTGCTGCCTTTTCTCGCTCCTGCTGTAACGTCTTTGCCTGTTCATCTTGAATCTTCCTTAGATCCTCAGCTTTATTTTTGTTTACCTTTGCTTCGTGTTCTGCTATCAGCCCTCCGAATTTTGCCATAAATGCTTGTTCGGCAGCTACATCGTTAAGCTTGTCAAGGTACTCGTCTGCCTGTCCCTGCAATGAAGCAAAAAATGCACCTGTTCCTTCGGAAAACTTGCGAACGTAAAACGCTAAAAAACCTTCGCGTCCTCCGCTTTGCGTGCTGTTCATTAAGTTTCGAAACAACGTACTAAGTTCTACTACTGCTGGTATTAGCGATGTTCCAAGTTCAGTAGCTGCTGCTCGAATGTCTCCCTGCATTTTTGAGAACTGACCTGCAAGCGAGTTTTCCAAACGCTCGTTCATGCCTGCGAACCGGCCACCAGCGGTTGTCGCTAACTCGAATGCCTTGGCGACTTCCGCTGCCGAGACGCCTCCATCCTCCATGCGTTTCTTTAAGGCAAGCATTGACTCGCCAGTGGTGCGGCTGATCTCCTGTAGCGGATTGAAACCAGCGTTGACGAATTGCAAAAGGTCTTGGCCGGTGAGTCGCCCAGCCGCACTGACCTGAGAAAACGCAAGCGTCAACGATTGGAACTGCTCCGAGTTGCCTAGGGACACGGCAGATAGTTGTCGCAAAGTCGGAGTGATCATTTCCGTAGCAACGCCAAACTGCAAAAGCGTCTTGCCAGCACGTGTAAAGTCGGCGTAATTGATTGGACTTTGGACGTCTAGCTTTTTGAAGTCCTTCAACAGTTTCTCGGCGGTTGATGCCGAACCAGTCATTACCTCAAACGCAATTTTGCTCGATTCAGCTTCAGCGGCAAGCTTCAAAGACATTTTGAGTCCACTTACAGCCGCAGACAGTCCGATGTAAGTCATCGCTAAATTCTTAAGCGAATCCGTCAACGACTGCGGCTTGGCCTTTTCGAGTTCCTTTACCTGATCCTTGAATCCTTTTACAGCTTTTTCCGCTGTTAGGTACTGATGCGTGGTCTGTTGAATCAGTCGGAAGTGTGCCTGTTCGTCAATTGCACCAGCTTTTCTCAGTGTGTTGTATTCCGCGATCTCGCGGTTCATTCGATCTTCGGCGGTTTCGACCTGGCGTGTCAGTTGAGCACCACGCTGCATGATGGCCTCACGTTGCTTGAGGATCTGGGCCTCATACGCCATCTGATCGGACAATTCTTTCGCTTGCTCTTTCAACGATGCTTCTGCGTCGGCCAGTTGCTTCGCTTCTTCAGCGGCTCTTTGCATCGCTGGCGTGACAACCCCGAACTTCCTGGCAAGATGCTCCTGAGCCTGTGCCATTTGCTCTTCGGATAGTCCGGCCTGCTTCATGGCTCGTTCAAGCAATTGCATTTGCTTTTCAAACTTGCCAGTCGGACCCTCTAAGTCCGTCATAATGCGACCGATGGATCGCAGTTCGTTGGATGCAAACTGGCCGGAAGCCTTTAGCTCCGTAATGTCCATGCCGATCTTGAGGCTAGCTGCGTTGATCGTTCCGGCCATTCTTCGCCTTCTCCAGTCCTAGAGACTTCAACATTCCGCCAAACGCTTTTTGGTTCTCGCTGCTGCTCGTCGGCAACGTGATCTCAACTCGCTTCTTTGGCCTCTTCCACCGCGGAGGCATGTAATCCTCAAAGTCCGGTGGCTCTTTTCCGGCCTGGCAGTACGTACCAAATGCCGATTGGTGAGCGATCATCGCCGATTGTGCCCAACGCTCGCCAATAGGCTCGACCTGGTCAAACGCTGCCCAGAAGTCCAAAGCACCTCTCGGGAGCGATGCAAGCCACGCCTGAACGTCCACGATGCCCCATTCCAGTGCAAGTCTTCCAGCGAGCATCAGCCGGGGACTTCGTCGGAGTTTTTTACCAACGCCCTGACATCACCAGGATCGTAGCGGTTGAGCTGCTGGCACTCGTCGAACAGCACTCCGGCAAGCGATCGCGGCATTGCTTTCAGTTGCGACTCGTCGTCGACAATTCGATTCCCTTCGTCATCGACGAGCATGAGTGCAATCATGGCTCGGCGTGCTCTGGAAAAGTCGAAGCGTCCAGCTTTGTCCTGAATCATCAATTCGTACTGCGTGCCTTGCTCCTCAGTCATTTCGCGGAGGCGATAGGATCGACCAGCGATCTCTATTACCTTTTCACGTAATGGCTCGGCGAGCGAAGCAAGAAAATCGTCCTTATTCATCGTCGTCCTCCGATTCTTCGAGTTGTGCCTTGATCGCCTCGACGACTTGCTTTAAGTGCGTCTGTGGCGGATTTACCTTGGACTCCTTCGGACAGAAGATTGGACGCTGTGCAACGCACTGAGCGACGATTTCGTCTGTCTTGTGCCAAGGAAAATTTGACAATGGCAAAATCTCGGAATCGACAGCGTGCGGCAAATAGCCGATAAGAACGCCATCGTCGAGAATCTGCCATTGTGTGATTTCAATCTGCTCGCCTTGCAAATTGATTGCCAAATGCTTTTGTAAAGTGATCATTGGTTATTACGCCGCAGTGAAGGAAGGAGCAGTGGCACCATCAAAGACGATTGTGTATTCGCCTTCCATGATCTTGCCTTGCTCGCAGGATGGAAATTTGACGGACTTAACAAAAACGGTCCCCTGGAGCGAACCGGCTCCTGGGTAGGTGATGGTGGCACTGATGCCAGCGTATGGTTCCGCCGTTGGAATCATTGCCGTGGTGATTGGAGGTGCTGCACCAGTCCAGTAAAATGTAATTGTCAATTCTGGGTTGTTGCGAAGATCGCTTGGACGGAGCGTCTTCATGCCAGTCGTCGATAGACTGGTCGTTTCGAGTTGCTCGGTTCCGATGCTGTAATCGCCGATCTTTTTGATTAGCGTTGTGATCAATCCGGTGCCGCTGATGGTGGCTCCGAGTCCGGTATCTGGTACGGTGAGTGCTGGCATGCCTAAGGCTCCTTGTAATGCACCAAGAGATCAAAAGAAACAATGTACCGATGTTCTTGGTTTCCATCGGTAGGTGGTTCTTGGAGGTACTCATCGCCGGAGTCAAATTCGACGCCAGCGAAGTAGTAGTTGCTCGTTGTGCCGCGGTAGCTGTCGACGCCTGTCTCTCGAATCGCTTTCGAGAGTGCAGACGCTGCCGTGCGTGTCGATGCGTAGCATTCGATCTGGATTCGTGCGTGAGCGGCCTTGGTCAATCCTCCGACGAAATGATCTCGCTCTGTGCTGATGACGTAATAGACGATGGCAGGCATCGAAGCGTTTACCTTCAACGCGTCTGGGTACATTCGCTGACCGACGATGGTTGAGACCGTCGCGTACGAAAGTAGCTTTGTTCGGAATGCCTCGCCAATCGCTGACATCTATTCCCCGCTGATGATTTTGATGGTTCGTGATGCACCCTCAGCCGATCCGCTGACGACCTGGAAGAACTTCACGCCTTCCATCGGTTGCCGTGCGAGTGCGTAGTGCCGAGCGGTTGATGTTCCGATTGTGACGCTGTAGGAGCTGCTCTCGTTGTAAAGCGGATAGAACGTCGAGCCGTCATCGGAAGCCTGGAACGTCAATGCCGATCCGGTCATTGCTGCTGGAGTGATGACCGCCAAAGGAACGCGGTTGTTTTCGAGTGTGAGCGTGCTGCTGACGGTTGCACCGTTGGCAATGGTGAGCGTGGATACGCGGAGGTTTTTAGCCAAGTTTCAGCTCCTTGATTTCTTTTTCTAGTTGGGTTCGGAATGCTGCTTCGGCGGCGGATTGCATGGTGCGAACAGCTTTTACGATGGGTTGCTCGTCGCGTGGAAAACGGATCGTCACCACTTTTTTGTTCCACAGAACGTGACGCTTGTAGCTGTCGCCTTTCTTGGACGGATGCACAAATTGCTGCTTGTTTCCCTTTGTCCACTTCGCTCCGACAATCACGCCGACGGATGCTTTGAGCACCTTCACCCCGTAATGCTTTCGCGATTCGTTTTGGTACTCGGCGTTGAGCTTGTACTTGTCCGACCATTTCTTGCGACTGCCGGTTTGCTGACTGCTCGGTGCAATGGTCTTTGCGTAGTCGGCGATCGGCTGGCCGTAGGCTTTCAAGCAACGATCCAGCGGACCGAATCGCAGGCGAATATCGATCGCCTCCAGTGCTCGAACCAAGTCCATGTTGATTTGGATTTCAATGCTCATGTGACGCACACCAATTCGATGTACCGACGCAATCCATCGATTTGGTTGACGTAGGTAATACCGTAGTTTGTTGATCCGTAAACAATTCGCATCTCTGGTTGGTAGCCGGATCGAAAGCGGACGCGAAAGATTGCTTTGGTGCCTGCTTCAAGCTGGCGACCTCGCATGGTTTCGTTTCCGCCTGTCGGAATGAACTGGCAAGGCTCATCGACGACATAATTCGACCAAGTGACGACTGGCTGGCCTGCATCGTCCTGCGTCTCGGTGACTTGCTGAACAGTACACCGCTGCCGCATCGCTCCAACCTTGAGATCGCGTGGTCTGCCGCTCATGGGTAGTTGCTCCGCATGAACCGCGTTACGAGTGCCTCGTATGGCTTCATGGTCTGGATCGCGTCACTCATCAGCATGTCGCGATTCTCAAAGTAATGGCCGACAAGCAGCAGCATGGCTCGCTTGGCGATAGCTGGAACGAGCGTTGCGTCCTGGGAGTAGCCACATCGGTAGTTGACTGTCCAGGCATCCCATCGAGCTGATGTCGTCGGCAGGATTTGCTGGTAGGCAATTCTGAACTCGTCGATGTGCAATTGGTAAAGCGAAGTGGACAATGTTTGCTGTGCGTTGTTGCCATCGAAGTAAGTGATCGATGTGATTGACTGGATTGGCCCTTTCGGCAACCGGAACTTGTCTCGCAATCCTTCTACCCTGACTTTGTAGGTCTGGTAGCAGGTCACCGAGTCAGTATCTGATTCCCATTGCTCTCTGGCTTCGCTGATCAGCGACGATAAATGCGTGTCATGCACCGTATCGCTGGTTGCGATCTCGAGATGTTTTTTTACCTCGGACAGGCTCAACGGTTCCGCTGTCGGCCCCGTTACTAGTTCTGCTTGGATTTTCATCATAACATTCACCAATGCCTGCCCGTATCAAATAGTCAGCAACACCAGGAGTGACATCAACAACTGATGCCGTCTCCTTGCGGTGCCACATCTTCAAAAGTCGTATCAACATCGTGTTCAATCCATTCCTTCGGGTACATATGGACAGGCTCGTAGTTTTCGTTGTAAATCGTCACCATCTCCTCGACATGACCAAGTCGACAATCTGGATCGATGAACACGCTGTTACCTGCCTTTTGCCACTGTAACCAAAACCAAACATCGGAGTCGATTTTAGCGTCTCCCCATTGTCCCTTTTCGTCAGGCTGACAGAAAAACCATGGCTTCTGGACTTGCTCAAGTTTCCTTGAGTTTATCACCGTTAGCCCGAAGTGCGCCGTGTCCACCTTGACCGGATAGCCAGACCATTTGCAGGTCGTCGCATCCGCACCAAGGATTGCACCTAACATTGCTTTCTTGCCCCTGCGAATTTGCATTCCTGCTAAAGCATCCATGTCTTCTTGGACAATGATGTTTAGCAATCGTTGCAATTGACTTGGCTTAAAGCATGTGTCGCCATCGATGGTGATTAGGTAGTCCGTTTCTGCAACGGAACTTTCCATCATCATCTGCATGCACTGACCGTAATATACGCCGAGAGAAATCTCGAACGTAATTTTCATGTGCTTCAGCACTGCTTCAATTTGATTTCTACACCAAGTATTTTCATACCTAGGTGCCGTCATCAACGCCTTGACCTTAATTTGCTTACTTTCCTTAACCATCTCTTCCTCCGAGCAGTTTAAGACTAGCCAACAACAACCACGTCAGCATTGCTGCTGTTTGCGCTGTTTACGATCTCAAGATCGAGGTTTCCGACAACCGCAGAAAGAACAGCACCGTTGGTGGTCGTGTCGGGCGTTACCTCAATTCTCAAATAACGCTTGCGTGGCTTCAAATCGACATTAAACGCTACCACAACTGCTGCCGTGTTGTCGAGCGTTCGGTTGAACGACGAGTTAAACGTAGCAAAGTTGGAAGCAGTTGTGTTGTCAGACTCAAGCAACCGAACAGCTACGTTAGTGCTGTTGGTGTTCAGTTCTGCGCCGAGGACGATCTCGATGGTGGCATAGTCTGCACCAGCACAATCGAGGTTAGCAGTCCTGGCAGTGGTCGCAGCGGTAATTGGTGCAAGCATCACATTACGCTTGACAGATTGCAAATTTTTCATATTTAAAATCCTGTTTGAAATTTGTTGTGAGTCAAAAAGCTGCCGCCAGACGAATCCAGCGGCAGCAGAACCGCTCGGAGGAAGCGGTTAGGATCAACCGAAGACGAGACCGATGATTCCACCAGATGCTGATGCGGTTCCGCGATCATGCACGCTGATGTCGAATCGTTGGGTGGCCTTGATAGCTACTTGGTCAAGCTCAAAGTATCGGCTTGAGTCCAATGCAATCGAGATACCGCGACGGGTTCCGAGGTAGGATCCCATCGACAGGTCACCAAAATAGCAAGCACGCAGACCAGTTGTCCCGGTTAGTCGCGACTCGAGAACTTGCGAAACCACAACTGGGTAACCAAGAAAACTTCGGCTCATGCCACCAGCAATTTCAGCCATCGTCACGCCACCAGCAGCATTTGCCAGTCGTTGCATGGATGCTGACCAACCAGCGTTGCTGATATACCAGCGCGGTTGGATACCGCTGTACATCTTGCAAGCACCGACAACGGACTCGAAGTTTGCGAAGGTCAACGCACTGAACGTCAGATTGCTGGTTGCAGTAACCAGCGATCCAGCGGCTAAAGCCCCTGCTAGCCCAACGATTCCACCGTAGGTCGATGTTCCGTCTCCCAAGAACAGTGCTTCGTCTTCCTTGACTGCCATGGTGTAAGCAACGCTGCGAGACACCATTTCGGCAACGCTGATCACCGAATCTTCGGAAAGCTCGGAAGAAACGACAACCATTGCTGCCAGTTTCTTGGCATCAAGCTTGACTTGTTGGACAGTCATATCCGAAGCGGTGATCGTTGAGCCTTCGCCAACGTAGTAACCAGTCACTTCGCCTGCAAGCTTAGGAACGATGGTTACGCTGTCAGTCATCGGCCAAACGCGACTGTTTTGACGGGCAACACCGAATTGCTCTCGCAGTTCGATGATTGCCGCTTCCATTGGTTCTGGAACCAGGAATCCGCCGAGGGTATTGTCGCCGGTGGACATTGCGTTTCGGATGCCATTATCGGCACAGAATTGCTTTGCTTTGCTGTTGTTAAACAGGTTTGCAAGAACGAACTGACCGGATGAATAGGCATCGTATTCGTTCTTGAAAGCTTCAAGCTTGCGGTAGGCGCGAGCCTGTGCAGGGATCTTGGCTTGTGGCTTGTCTGCGTCTGGCGATTCGATCTTTGCTACCTTGGCGGCAACAAAGTTCTGCACCTTCTCGGCGCGACGGAGATCGTCAGAAAGCTTTGGAATTTGCTTGTCGATGATGCCATCGATTTCGGCGGTTTCTTCAGCGGTAAAATCGCGGCTTTCTTCGGCAGCAAGTGCTTGGATGCCTTCGACCTTAGCTTGCAAGGCTTGAATTTCCTTGCTCAGTTCGATTGGAGATTTCATGTCAAAATCCTGTGTAAACATCGGCACAGGCATAAAAATAGCCTGATAACCGACTGGGAAACGAAACAAAACGATTCACAGTCAGGAACCAAGCCAATAATCACGGACTTGAAATCCTCGACAAAATTGCGTGAGACTTTTGCTCAAAGCTCAAGCATTATTATTTGTTTTTGGCAGTTGTCAAGTTTGCGAACGCCAACCTCGATTTTACGAGGTCTCTGCGGTGCGACTGAATTGCAATATCCTCTGGAGGATTCCTGAACCATGCCGCCATTGCTGCCTTCGCTTTTGATTTCTTTTCAGTCTTCGAGGTAGCCAGTCCTGTTGAAACTGCGTTTTCTGCCGAATACCATGTCTCAGCCGAGAGCAACGACATGATTTCTTCCTCTGAGTCATCGATGTATTGCGAATATATTTCAATTAGAGCTTTGTCGTATTCCTCGAGGACATCCGCAGTTTTTCGCATCCTGTCGGCGTTCCCGATTTCAATGGTCAATGCTCGATGTATCATCAATCTAGATCCTGAAGACATTGTTCGCGTTTCTCCAGCCAGGAAAACAACCGATGCAGCAGATGCCGCCAATGCCTCGTTGATCGTGTCTACGCCACCAGGATAGCGTTTCAGCGTGTTGTAGATCGCTATCCCCTCGTCGGCCGATCCACCTGGAGAGTTGATTCGCACGGTGGCTCTTCCGCCGTCTAGGCTTTCAAGAGCATCGGAAACGGACATCGCGGTGACTCCTTCGCCAGTCCAGTCCGCTCCGATGACTCCGTCCACAAACAGTTCGTTCTTGGCCTTGTTGATTGCGATCATTTATTGATTCCCATCAGGTTGAATGTCCTATCGGTCCAAACAGCAACCTCGGCAGCAATAGCGGTCGGCAGGTTGCTTGTTTCTTTTGCAGCTATCTTACATAGAGCATCAACGCTTTCTTGACAATGTTTTGTTGCCAGATCGCGATCAATTCCCAATGCTTCAAGCTTTTCAGCAAGCTTCGATTCCCATTTCGGGTAGTTCTTATTGATCCAAACGCCAAAGTTCTTCGATTTCGCGCCTGCGATGGCGTTATTCGCTTCGGTCTTGATTAGACTGCGGATGGTTTCCTCAACGGCGCGACTTGCCATTGCTGACGCTTGAGTCTGCTCTTCCTGAGCATCTTCCGATGCATCATCTTCGCTTGATTCGTCTTCTTCTGGCGATGCGTCAGATTCAGACTCGTCTTGCTGCGGAGCCCCAGGAGTGATTGCGGGGTTGGCAAACTCGTCGCCACCTTCGTAAGGGTTTAGGTCCAGCTTCGCCCGAGCTTCGTTTGGAGACATGATTCTGTGCGTTACAAGCAACGCCAACGAACTTGTGGTAGTCTGTAAATCCGTCCTGTGGATCGATGCCCGGTTAAACTTGTGGAAGTGGCTTCTGCGGATTTTCTGCGACTGTGTCAGCAACTTCATGTCGCACTGCTCTTCAAACTTGACAAGCCAGCGATCCAGCGCAACCAAATAAGCAAGGTTTTTCTGCTCATGCCCGTTGTAGCTTGATCCATCTGGATCGCCGGGCATGGCTTCGATTCCAAACAGCATCCCAACATCTTGGCGAGTAAACTTTTGCAATTCGATAAACTGCGAATCCTGGTTCGTCACGCTTACTGCGTTGACCTTCATTCCTTCTCGCAGCATCGCCGCCTTACCGGCATTGTCTGCACCGGCTTCGGTCTCGTTGAAGTGTTGCAGGAACTTCCTGGCCTTCGCCTCTTCGCGAAACATCCCGGCAGGCGCTTCGATAAATAACTTGCCTCGAAATCCCTTGCCTAGTTGCGTATCAACGTAGGTTTGCGATCTCTTTCCAATGCTGAATAAATCCTGGCCGATGTTTAGCAAGCCCATGCCGGTCACGCCGTTGTGGCTAAATCCGGTGATGTGCAAGACATCCTTGTCTTCAAGAATTACATACTTGTCAGTGTTAACTGAGAAGTCGTACATTAGATTCTCGTAGGAATCCATGTCAGGTTTTGTTACATGGTACTTGATGCCGTCAACGATAACGGTAACGGTCCTGTCTGGCATGATCGGAATCAGTTCAACTGGAGTTCCAGACTGATCCCGAACAATCGCTGCGCGACCGTTGCCAAACATGATTGCATGGCTTGCTACTTGCTCCTTAAACAACGAAGGCGACTGCATGCTGTTCGGTGCTTCTCGGAACAACTTGTAGCTAGGATGCCGGTAGTCGTTTTCTGCGCCTTCTCCAGATGCCTTCTTAATGTCTAACGGCAACAAACCCACATCACCAACAATTCGGTTATGAGCGTACCAAACAGGGGGCAAAGAAAGAGCATCAGCAATGCCAATATATTTCTTTTGTGCGAAATCATCATCTTCGGACAATCCCATCCATTTCGCCAACTGGTAAAAAATACTCTTCATTTCATCTCCCTACGTTATTAAGAGCGAGCCAGTTGCGCGGTGTTGTTCTCTGCTACAAATCCTGAACGCCATAACGGATGCTACAACCGGGTCGATTTTAGCATTGTTTTTCTGTTCAGACGATGTTTTTTTATCAAACATCCAGCGATCTGCATTGTCCCTAACAATAATAGCGTTAGATGCTGCCCAACGTAACAGTTCTTTATCATCAAAGCGAAGCCTGCCGTCCTTCATTGCCTGAATAAAATCGCGGATCGGCTCATTAAAGCTTGTTGAGTTCTGAGCCATGCGAGCTGCCTCGATTCCTTCTTGCTCGAGGTTTTCGCACAATTGCTGCCCATTGTAAGGATCGTATGCCACGCGACGGATGCCAAGTTCCTGACAATCCTCTATCAGCTTGTTTTGCAACTCAGCAATTGGATACTTGTGTACTTCAAGCTTCCCTTGGTATATCCATTGCGCAAAAGGATTTCTAGATAGATCTCGCCTACAATCCTCAGCGATAAAACACCTGACCTTCAATTCATATCGATAGATTGGTGTTCCGTCGTCCTGTTCGCCAATTGGGAACCGTGCGCACAGTCCGTATGCTGCTAAGTCGTCTCTCGATCCTAAGTCGCATCCAGCTCCAACTGCGTCAGCTTTCGACCAGTCCGAAAGTTCGCCATGGCATTTGTCGAAGTCTGCCAAGTCAAATGCTTTTTCCGTCGACGACACAACGCGATTCCCATGGTATCGCATGAATCGGTTTCGTCCGATAGCAGTATGTTTGTCCTCGTTCCATCGCTGGCGCAAGTAATCCATCGAGCATGATACGCCAATGTTGGGATTTGCTTTGTACCAAAGCTTTTCCTCGGATGGATCGTCTTCGACATCAAGTTCGTAACAGATCGCAAACAGTGACTCGTCTTTGTAGTTCCTGTCCAATACTTGGCAAGCGTAGTCGTAGTTCTCGAGCCACAGATACGAATCATCCGCGCCAGCGGTGGTAACGATAATTTGCAATGGCTGAGTTCGTGCAGCAGAACCAGTTACCATCGTGTCATAAAATTTGCGGTGATGGTGACCCCAACTGTGTAGCTCATCCATGATGGTGACGTAGGGGGACATGCCGTCCAGGGGACGATCTGACGATACTTTTTTAATATAAGTTCCGCTGTGATTAAAAGTAATTGTTTCGTGTTTGACACCAGACATGCCTTTTAGTGCGTTCGACTGCGCTCGCATTCTTTCAGCTTCGCCGTAAACCACAGCTGCTTGCTCCTTCTTTGTGGCAGCAAGAAGGATTTGACCAACTGCTTCAGGCTTTCCGGTCGCTGGATCAATGTCGCCAGATGCAAGAAATAGGCACAATCCGGCAGCAACGCTAGACTTTCCGTTCTTTCGTCCCATAGACCAATAAATCTTTCGGAACCGGCGAGAGTTGTCCGATGCTCGCTTCCAGCCAAATATGTTCCATATACAAAACGCTTGCCACGGCTCGAGTTCAAACGGCCGACCGGCAAATTCTCCGATGGAGTGCTTTAGAACGCACGGAAAGAATTCGCAAACAAGGGTAGCCCATTTTCGATCAAAGTAGTACGGAAACTCGTCGGTGTTTTGGCGCGCAAGATCATCGAGGTAACGCTGTGCTGCTTGCGTCACTCGCTTGCATGCGATGATGTCGCCAGAAATTACTCCAGCTACATATCCATCGATCTTTGCCGAAATACCACTAGTTATCACTGTTCATCGCCCTCTTCATCCATTGCTGGAATTCGTCTTCCTCTTCCTTTTGCGGAGCGTGCAATCTTGTCCTGGCACTAGGAGTCAAGCCTAGTTCAGACTGACGCTTCAGCAATCGATCAGCATACTTGTGAATCTGATTTGCTGCCGGTGAGACAATCGCCTTACCTTTGTCGTCGTAAGATGCGACGTTGCCTTCTTTGCAGGTTTCCCACAACCAGCAAAACTGCGACCAGTCCAAGCAGTAGCATGTCAAGATGTCTAGTTCTGCCTTAGTCAAGACTCGCATATCGTCGAGGTTCTTACAAACTCGGTCCCAGCACTCTGCTGCCTTTTGATCAAGCTTTACAATCTCAGGCATGTCAGGCCACCCTGGTGATGGCTTAGGTTCGTTTTTGTTCCTTCGCTGTGGGTTCTTAGCGTAGGCACCAGATTGTTCATGCACTGCCGATGCAAGCGGTTTACGTCCTGTCATTTATAACCTCGTTGTAATTAGCTAGACTCCATTGCTTCACATTGTAACCGATGGTCGTGTTGCCTTCGATTTCCTGGTGACAGTCCCTGCAAAGCGCGAGCCAGTTGTTTGAATCCATTTTCATATCGCGATTATCTACGATCTTCACGATGTGATGCATATCCCGCGAAGGATTTGCAGACATCACGCCGAATCGCATCATGCAGCACTCGCAAAGCGGATGCTCTGCTCTGTAGCGTTCTGACGCTTTCCTGTGTTCGTTTGTATAGAAGTTCTCGAACCGCTTGCTAGGCTTGTAGCACCTGGGGCATTTGTCTTGAACCACTTCACCGCATCTGCATAGCTTCATGCTACACGCTCGCTGCGTTCTGCACGGTCATC